CGGCTCGACGAGCTGGGCCTCACCGTCGCCAGACGCATCCACAAGGCGACGCGCGAATTGGAGGCGCAGGGCAAGGGATTCAAAGACGTTCATTCGATGACCTTCGGCAGCGTACCGGTAATCATCATGCCGGCGGATGACGGCACCTACACGCTGCGTTTCGACAACGCCAACGAGGCGGTGGTCATCACACGGCTCAACCGGACCGCGTTGGCGGACATCAAGAAACAGATCAACGACTTTCTCAAGGAGGTGAAAACCCGTGAGCATGAATGAGGCCATTCTCGCCGTCGCACAAGCCCAACAGGGTGATGCGATCCCCGTGGACATACCGCCCATGACGCAGTCGGCACCCGATATGGGCAAGCCGCCAGTCACTCCGAAAACCAAAATCGGCACCGTGGAGGAACCGCAACTGTGGCCGGAGATCCGCCAGCTCATCGAAGCGGATATCGCCAACGCTCCGCGCGAACTGCAGCGTGAGATAGGCCCGTCCGAACTGGGCACGGACTGCGTGCACTGCCTCGCCGCGAAACTGGCGGGCTGGCCGGAGCGTCGCTCCCCGGGCTGGCTGCCGTTCATCGGCACGTGCGTCCACGCGCATTTCGAAACCATGTTCCATGACCTGAACGGGGAGCCGGCGTTCCAATTCCCCTACACGAGCGAGGACAACGTGACCGAGCTCGTGGAACGGTGGCGCTCGGAGTACCGGGTCACCGTAGGCCGGTTGCAGGGTTTGCACGGCGGCTACGACGTGACCGGCAGCATCGACCTATGGGACCGCAAAACCCGCAGCACCATCGACTGGAAGATAGTCGGCAACACGACCGTCACCAAGGTCAAGGCCCACGGCCCCTCGCAACAGTACCGGGTACAGGCCTCACTCTACGGCATGGGCCTGCAGAACGAGGGCGAACGAGTGGAGCGCAACTGCATCTACTTCCTGCCCCGCAACAAGACCAGTCTCGGCGACGCATTGCCCTGGGAGACGAGGTTCGACCCGGAGCCCGGCAAATGGGCGTTGAGCCGCGCCCAACTGCTCGTCAACCTCATGGACTGCGTGGAGCA